CCTTCAAACAAAGTGATGTTGCTCATACAAACCTCTAGTTATGGTTGCGTTGGTTGTTACAGATCAAGTTCTAATTGCTTTCTTTTTTCTACGTTATCGGCACTGAAGTGACTGACAACCTTATCGTAGTCAAACCGGTGCACGGATCGGTCGTTGCTTGGGACGGAGATGTAGGCGCTGCGCGGTATCTTCCCACTGTCCATCCAGTTACGTATGGTTAAGGTTGACACCTGAAGGCGTTTTGCCAACTCCCCGATCTTGATAAGGCTATCGTCACTCATTATTTCCTCCGAATACTAATTTGGTATTTCGTTTCCGCGTTCATGCCGGGAGGCAAAACGTCAGGGTGTTCTTCCAAGAACTGCTTCACGTTACCTTGGTGTAAACGCTTTTCAAGCAGGTCAGGTACTTTATGCTCAAGCACAAACTCGTGCATTGAAGCCCAGTCGTTGGTCCAGTAGTTGGTCGCAGTGGTGCGGTAGAACAAGCCCGACTTAGTGCGTGCGCCTTCGACGCCGTGTTCTTTGCAGTAATCGAGCAGTGCACCTTTAACCTTTGACATCTGATCTGCCAGCGTTTGCACTTCTTCTTTGTAAGCGTTATCTATTTCGTCCTTCTTTTCCTTCATTTTGAGATACACGCGCACGAGCTTGGTTAGCTTCGGGTCTTCGGTCTCAACAGCTTTTTCTGCGGCCATGATAGCCCCCTTTGGTTGGTTGTTGTTATTAATTTACTATGCTTAATTATACTACGCAAGTACTTTTTTATACAAATCAATCATAGCCGTGTGCACGTTAACCTTGGATTCGAGCATGGTGAAGACATGTGCCTCCGCCTCCGAACCTTGCAGCTGCACCACCGTACACTTGTTCTTCTGACCCGAGCGGTGCACCCGAGCGTTTGCCTGCTCATAAATCTCCACAGATGATGTCGGCCCCCACCACACAACGGTGTCTGCCGCCGTGAGTGTCACCCCGTGCGCCGCAGCTTGCGGCTGTATCACCAGCACCCTCGGGCTGTCCGTGGTTTGAAACCTTTGGAATATGTCTGTGCGGTTGGACGCACTTACACCGCCGTTGATAATCGCGGTGCTTATTCCATCGGCTGATAACTTACTGGCCAGTATCTCGATGACACTCCTGAACGGTGCGAAGATCAGCACCTTGTTCTCGGTCTCGTTGATAACTTCCATTAGCACGTTATAACGCGTGGTAATATCGAACTCGACGGTTTCCCCGTCCTCGCTGTACGCCGCACCTGCTGAAATCTGCAGGAGTCGGCCGAGTTTTACCGCTGCGTTTGCCGCTGTTATCTGCTCACCCGCTGCCTCGACCACCATCTTTTTCTTCATGATAGCGTAGTACTTCGTCTGCTGAGGCGTCAGTTCAACGCGTCGTTTGACGGTGACCATATCAGGCAAGTCCATGCACTCTGCTTTGGTAAATCGAATCGCCGGCTGCAGCGCCTCATGCACGATGTCTTTTGAGTTCGGCCGCGGTATGTATTTAAACTGCGTCAGCTTGTACATCACCATGTCACGCCACCCTGTGAAATACTTGGGCACGCCGTCCGGGTTAACGAGCTTAGCCAGACCGTAGGCATCTTCCGGCGACTGCGCTGCTGGGGTGCCCGTCATCATCCACAACCACGTGCTGGGGCCGACCAACTGCCTCAGCGCCTTCCATCGTTTCGTCTGCACGTTCTTCAAGTATGTGGCTTCATCGCAGATGATTAAGTCGAATCGGCCGTACTTCAGATCGTCCAGCGAATTGACCACGGTGTCGTAGTTCGTGATAACAAACTCAACGTCGCTGTCTATCACAGCTTTGCGCTTCTTCGCGTTGCCATGGGCAACGTCCACCTTGCGGTGCATGATGGTCTTAAAGAAGTCTGCCCGCCACGCCACGTCCATGATAGACAGGGGGCACACCACGAGCACGCGCTGGATAATCCCCGCCGTTAGCAAGTAGTCTGCTGCCCACGCCGCTGCCGCCGTCTTGCCTGACCCCTGCTGAGAAAAGCAGAACGCTCGTCTGTGCAGTGTCAGAAACTCCGCCGTGGTGCGCTGGTGCGCGAACGGGGTGTACAGTCCGGGCCAGCTGTATGCACGGTTAATAGGCGATGGGACTTTCTTGACGCCGATGTTTTTAAGCACCTGCATCTCTTCTAATCCCCAGTTTACTGCGACTCGCCCATCCGGTAGTTGTTTGCTTTTTGGTATTGTGTTGAGTATCTGCTGCGGGTTTTTCACACGCAGTAGTACTGCTTTGTTATCGTAAATCTGCATTGTTGCCCTTACTTCTTCGGTTTGTGCCCATTGCGGCTACGGTTCGTGCTGACCGATTCAATTTTGTAGCCGTCGGCGTTGCTCCCCCCGTTCTTGAGCAGCTTGTTGTGAGAGACGTCTTTACCCTCACGCCGGTCTGCTTTGCCGTTGTTGTTCTTGTCGGCTCCGGTCTTGTCAACCTCCCGTCTGGCACGCTGTCGCTCCATGCGGTCCCCGTGCTCACCCCGCGCCTTGGCGGTCTTGGCTTCCTGCTTATAATCTCGTTTGTACCCCGGTGAACTTGGCATCACATATTCCTCCCGTTATGGTCACTTCTTAGCCCGTCAACCGCGTTCGTAAACGCCGTCAGCAGCGGCATACCGTCGAAAAACATAGCTTTCCCATCTTCGGTTCTAGTCGACGTCATTTCTATAAGCATTTTCTCAAACGTCTGCTCCCACTGTTGTATACGGGCTTCTAGCTCCGTGGCTGTCATCACATATTCCTCCCGTTATGGGGGCAGGTAAGCACAACACAATACTTCTTACACAGCCCTGATGTTTTGGGGTTCCACACCCCGGATTCAATCGCCGTTAGTATCCGCCCGTACCGCTGCAACCACTTGGCCCACAGTGCCGGCGCGTCGCTACGCTTATACTCACGGCGTATAAACGCTTTTGCTATCACAAAGAACAGCGCCGCATCGACCTCTTCGACATCGGGGAAGTGTTTAAACGTCGCCAACGCCATGAGTTCTAGCTGGTCAGTGTCCGCGTACTTGGCACTTGCTCCGGCCTTGTAGTCGAGCACCTTTGCCTTTGTTCCGTTGATGATACTCAAGTCGGCTATGCCACGCCACCACACCTTCGGGTCATCCATTGCACACGCTTCAAGCTCTTCGGTCAGTCCCATCTTGTACTCAGTTAACTTCTCACCCGGCAGTGCCTTGAGCTTATCCAGTGACCGCCTCGCAAATTCAAACTGTGGGGGCAGCTCCGCCTGATCTGACACATAGAACTCAGCGGCCTCGTGAAACATCTCACCGTACATCGCTGCTTCGTTCTGTTCGTCTTTAAAGTCCTTCTTGATCTTGAGGTGGTAATACTTCCTCGGGCACTGCTCAAACAGTTTGATTGCACTAAACGACCACGTTGGTTTCTTCATACCCAGACCCATTTCCCTTCATCATCTTCTTCGATTTTTCCGGTCACGACCAACTCGTTCCACGCTTTGGAGTTCTTACGCGGTATCTTGGCAACTTCCGGTCTTGGTATAGCGCCTATGTCCATCAGGATATTCACACACTCTTTTGCGTACCACTTGTAATCCACATCGTTCGGGAACTCATCCGGCAAATCCATCAGCGGCGCCGCACCACGTGAGCGTGGCACCTTGTTACCGTTTGTGCGGTAGTTGATCGTACCTTCTTCACCTTTCTTGTAGTACCAGCGCACCACCTTGCCCAGCGAGTGTCCGGGTTTAACAGCACCACCGTTGACCGTGCGTAGCGTCAGAAAGCGGCGTATGTCCCTGCACTCAAGCAATGTTTCTTTTATTGACTTCTTACTGCGTAAATACTCGATCACTGCATATGAGCATATTTCGTTCTGCGGGTTCTTTGATATACCCGGGCGACCGTGCACGTTCTCCACGTACATGCCCTTGGCCTTAACCTTGCCGTCTTCTTTAATGGCAATGTAGTTGTTCACGTCACGTGAATACAGGGCTTTGTATCTGGCTTCCTCTGTCTCAAGGTTGGTGCGCTTTTCCCACTTTTTAATGACAGTGTTCAGCAGCTCCTGTTTGTCACGTGGGCATTTAATAACAACGCCGTCTGTGTTGGCAGAGACTACTGGTATCTGGCACATCTCTAACATCTCAATCAACATCAACAGCGACAGCTGCCCCGTGAGGGTTGTCCGGATCATCATCTTCGGACTGTACAGCAGGCTGTACTTATTCGACGTCTTGCCGAAGGTGCCGTTCAACGTAATCTTAAGTGAG